ATATACCGGACGTTAACCCTTAAAAAATGGGGTTAAGGCACATTTGGCTGTGCTTTATGCGGCTCCTGTAAGGACGCCGCTCCGGGTCGCCGCTTTAGAGAAAGTTTTGAAAGAAAAACTAGGTAGTTTTTTCAACAAACTGCCCTAGCCGAGGATGAGGGAGGATTCCATAGCGTTGCCGCCTGGTTGAAAGCCCCTTGGCTGATTCCCGGAAAAGAATCCCGGTTTCGGTAGTGGTCCAACTGCCCTGAGCCTGAGTTGACGGAGCCATCCCAGCCTACGCTATTGAATCCTCCTGAAGCTTCACGTAGGTCTTTTGACCACCAAACCTAGCCAATCTGAGTGTGTCGCCGCTTAAAGCGTCCGGTGCCTATGGGGCTGATACGTGGCCGGAACCCTACGGGGCCTAAAAAGAAACAGGCCCAGCGAGGTGAAGGTCTCGACCGGGCCTGCTCCCCGAGACTTCCCAGGGTGTAGATTGGTTGAGCGGCCTTCACACCGCAACTGACAACGAATGAACTAGGGATTAGACGCTTAAGCTCAAGCCTTGGATGTGCATTTATTGGCCTAGTGTTGCAAGTAGTTGAGGATCGGTGCTTTAAGGCATAAAATAGGCATTAGGAAGTTGTTTCCGTTTTGGAAAGGCTTGCCCGCAAGGTCGGGTCGATGCCTTAAGGGCTTCGTGGAGCTAACCCTTGAATCCCCGCACGAATCCCCGAAGACTACCCCGAAGCCTTCCCCGAAGGGTATGTCCCTTAAGGCGCACCCCGGCGCTTCGCTCCCTCCAGGGTTCCAAGTAAAGCCGTTTAAGGCCTTTAAGGACGGAAACCGGACTTGGATATGGAATGAACCAGAAAACCCAGCAAAATCGATTTAAACGGCCTTAGCGGGCATTTTCGGGTCGATGCCTTAAGGCGTTTGCGGCGGATCGACTCTTTAAGGGCCATTTTTCAACAAAGCTTAGGTTTGCCATAAGTGCCTCCGCCTTGCGAGAGTACGTAGTTTCCGCATTTCGGGTTACGGGGACCGAAAAGGGACCGTGGCGCCAGGCGTTCGCCCTATTGCGGGCATTATCGGGCAAGCCTCGCCGGGCAAGGGTCGCGCCCGTATACGCCCGGAAAAGGGCAAAGCTGCCCGCTAAGGTTCGCGGATCGCCTTTCACGCCTAGCTTGGCGCAATCCGCCAGGACGCCCGGCTTTATTTGCGCGGGCCCGATTGCGTCCCCATTGCGGGCCCGTAAATCGCCGCCGGATTCCAACTGGACAAGGGCGAGGAAAAGGGCGAGCAAGGCTTGTTCAGGCATAAAAAAAGGGCCCCGAAGGGCCCGAAGTGTAAGGGTTGGATTAGGAGACGAGTGCGTAAATGGCGGACGCTAGTAGCGAACCAAGGCCCGCGAGCAACCAAAGCGCGGAGAGGATAAAGTGAAAGCGTTTCACAAGGTAGCAACGGCGGAAGCCTTGCGCTTTTGTGTTCCGTGCGCGGGAAAGCCAATGATGACGGAACGTTCCGCCCGCTGGCAAAGCTGGCAAGACGCGCAGGAAACGCCTTCCCGATAGGTTGCGGGGCAAATGACAACCTTTCTCCCCGCTGGGGTGGCGCAATTGGCCTTTTGGCTTTCGGGAAGCACACAAACCACGGGCCCCGCTTTGGTTTCCGCTAGGGCGTCCGCGTCGGCGAGGGAATTTCCGGAAAGGTTAACGGTCAAGCCCTCCGCATTTGCCTCCCGGATCGCCGCAAGGGCTTCCGGGCTTCGTTTGTGCGAATAGGAAAACCCCCGCTTCCCTTTGTTTGCCCGGAGTAGCTGCCGGAGTTCGGAAAGGTTAACTTCCTCGCCCCTACCCGGTAGGTCTCCGGCTTGGTTTAATCGCCAAAGCTGCCCAGCGGGCAGGCTGGCAATGGCAATGCAGAATTCCCCCCACGGCATACCGCGTTCCCTTTCCGCTAGCTTGCGCCAATGAAGCGCAATCGGGCCGGACTTGGCGTAGCACCCGGCATCCCGGAACGGGCAGGAAGGTGGGCAAGAGTCCGGCTCGGTAGTTGAAACGGGAATGGGGCCCGTTTTAGCGTTCGCGCTTTTCAGCGTCAAGTGTGCCCAAGTCATTCGGCACCCCCTTTCACCTCGCGCAAGGCTTCCGCATACGTTAACTCCCCGTCGCCGTGGCTTCCAAAGCGCGAAAGGTGAAGCGCCAAAAGCTTTCGGCGAATTTCTGGCCGCGGAAGCCCAATTGATTCGTTCCACGCCTCGTTTGCGCTTTCAATAAAAGCACTAGAAATGCCTGCATTGCGCGAAACTTTCCAAGCGCGGAATTGCTTTGAAGTCAGGCTCACGCGGCACCCCCAATTCGTTTGAAAGCGCGGACTACGTGCACGTATTTCCCGGCCCCCAAGGGCGCCGAAGCCGAAACCCCAAAAAGCTCTTTTTGAAGATTTAGAAACAGGTAAACCGCGAGCGCGTGGTTTTCCGGCGCGGAGTAAGAATAATTCCACGGGAAGACCTTGCGCGGCACCGTTTCCCCCGGAGACATAAAAACGCACGCAACTCGGGTGCCTTGGGTGTCGGTCGCGGGAAGCACGCGGGAAATCACGGCGCGGTTCATTCGGCACCCCCTTTCACTACGTGGCCAACTACCTTGCGTAGCTTGCCGTAGCGGATTGACACCCGGTCCCCGGCAACGAAATCCCGCACGGACACGTAGCCTGATCCGTGAAAGATAGAGGCTAGGGAGAAATCCTTCCCCGCGAGGAAGTCCGCAATTGCAGCCTTCCCGGTGGAATAGTCGCGACCGTAAGCCGGAGTTAACGTGGCGCCATTTAGTGTGCTCATTATTTTGTATGTCTTTCTTTTTGTGTGGTTTGGGTGTGGTTTATCCCCAAAATCCGCAAAAGCCTAAGGCAACGGCGGAGAAGATAAGGCATAGAACAAGGCAGGCTAACAGCTCCAGGATGCGTTTCATTTTTTGTCCTTTGTTTTGTGTTTTGCTCCGGGGTTTTCCCTTCGCTGCCCATATATATACCAGACGCCGGGCCGCTTTCACAATACGTAGAAACACGTATTTCGCAGGGTCCGCCAGGCAACCGAATCCCGGCACGCCAAGGCCCAAAGCCCCCGCAATCCAAAGCCCCGCCAACCAAGGCAAAGAAGTAGGCAAGAGAGAGAGAGGGAAAGCCCAACCCTTCAAAGCAAAGGGGAAGGCAAGGGAAAGGGGAAAGGCGGTAGCTGCGGACGGTGCAGGCAAGACGGTGCCGCTAAGGTGCCGCAAGGGTGCTTCAGACGGTGCGTCAACGGTGCTTCAACCCATTAACCCCTTATGCAACTTGCTTGCGCGTGTCCGTCCGTACACCTCCCATTTGTGCCCAGGCATCCACCCTATCCCTATCCCTAGGGTGCTTGCCTCATCCCGGATGGGGGGGGGAGGGGGTCGAGCCGGGGAGCGGGAGGAAGATTGGGATTGATAAACCCACCCCTTAAAAAATCCCTGCAAATGACCCTCCAAACGCCCTACAGCCATTCTGGGAAGCAGCCCATATCCAGACATCCATTTTTAAAAAATCCCCTTAAAGGCGGCCCTACGCCCTAAATGGGGTAAGGAGAAGTCACTCCTTAAAGGTGGTTGGCTTAATAAGATTGGGCTTGTTAAACGTATGGGCGTCTGGCGTTAATAAGCTATGGCGACGAAGCGGCAGATAAGTAAGTTGGCTAAGGCGGTGGCTGAGGTGGGCGACCGTACTGGCAACTTCTTGGAGAGGACGGACCCTGGGAAGGCGACGCGGGCTTTGGAGATGCTGGCGGACGGGGAGAGCTTTAGGACCATCCAGAAGGAGTTGGGGCTTCAATGGGACACGGTGGCTAGGCTAAAGGCCCGGCATAAGACTTTGTTGGATGAGCGGCGGGCTGTGCTGGCGGAGGACGCCCTGGAGATTGCAGAGGGTTTGCGTCTTCTTCAGAAGGAGAAGATGCGGATGTTAGCCGAGGACCCGGAGCAGTTGGCGCGGACCAACATTCGGGACCTGTCTATTCCTTGGGGCATTGCGAACGACAAATTCTTGGCTGCTGTGGGGGAGAACAAGGTTGTCGTAGAGCACAAGAGCGCCGCGCCTAGCTTGGAGGATGCGATGAAGGCCATTGAGGAGGCTAGGGCGAAGCTCAAGCTTGGAGCTGTGGAAATACTAACGAAAGACGTAACAAATGAACCCTCTGATAGCGGGAGTTAAGAATCTGGCGATGTGGGACAAGTGGCAGGCGATGGTGAGCTTGGCCGGCGATCAGTATGCCAAGAGCCCCGTCTTTGTGGAGCAGGACAGCCAGAAGCCCGAGGAGTTTGACCAAGTGGCCGATTGGATTGGACGTTGGGACATTCCAGCCTTCGATAGATTTGGCCGGGTGCGGGATGTGAGCCACGGGGCCCGCTATGTGAACACCCGGACGTTTGGACCTGTCACCAGACAATGGCTGGATGCCAACACGGAGTTGTGGTTTCTCAACAAGCACGGGCTATTGGGACATAACGTCCTAGACATTGGAGCGGGGTATGGACGGTTGGCTGTAAGCGCCGCCCCCTACGTCAAGGACTACTGGTGTACCGATGGTGTAGACATCAGCCGGAATGTCTGCCGGCAGCACGTTGAATGCTATGTCCATAGCGGGAATGTCCACGTTCTAAGCCCTGAGGAGCTGCTCCAGACCCACCCCAAATGTGAAGTGGCGGTTAACATCCATAGTTGGAACGAATGTTCGTTTGTCGCCATTATGGCGTGGCTAGGGATTCTGGCCGAGCTGAAGGTGCCCTATTTGTTTACGGTGAGCCACGGGCAGCTTGAGAACGGGAATGCCTATCTCTGCCACCAGGCCGGCCAGCCCTCTTTCCGCCCCCTCCTAGAGGAGAAGTATGACTTGGTGGAGGAGCTAACTCTAGGAATGTCCTCCCATCCGTACGCTTTGTGGAGAGCTAAATGAGTCTAGTCTGGGAACGACACGAGATTCTCAGCCCTCCGACTGACGAGGAGGTGGCGCGGATGGAGCCAGAGGAGGTTCTGAAGCTCCACGAGCTTTACCATTCGGCTATCGCAAATAGCCGCCGCGACCCGTACAGGTATGGGTGGAAGCTTCCTCAATGGACGGATGCGGAGGAATTGCTGGAACAACACTCGGAGCTGTTGGTAAGTGGTGGCAACCGGAGCTCGAAAAGTTTTTTCGCAGCTCGCACAGTAGTAAGGGCTTCCATAGAAAATCCCGGCTCCATCATTATGTGTTTCGCGCAGAATGCCGACGTGTCCATCCGTCAGCAGCAGTCTGCCGTCTACGACGCCCTACCTGAAGAGTTCAGAGTGAAGGTTTTGGGTACAGAGGAGAACGTCTCCTACACCCGGAAGAACGGATTCTCTAAGAGCAGCCTCATCCTACCGGGGAGCAAGAGCTCGATAATCTTCAAGACCTATGCCCAGTTTCTCAACAACGACACGATTCTGGAAGGCGCGGAGCTGGGATGTCGCAATCCCAACTGGCTTAATATTGGTGCTTGGTGTGATGAGTATCTCATCGGCCCGGAGCTTCTCGCCACCCTTCGTTTTCGGTTGGCTACTCGTAATGCTAAACTGCTGGTTACTTTTACGCCTATTGATGGCTACACAGAGGTGGTTAGAGACTACCTCCAAGGAGCGGCCAACCTACGAACCAAGCCCGCAGAACTACTCAACGGGCGGAACGTCCCGTACATACAGAAGTCCCGAAACCGAGATGCTTCCATCATCTACTTTCACAGCCGGGACAACCCGTTCGGTGGTTACGAGCGTATCGCCAAAGACCTGAGCGGGCGACCGGAGGAGGAGGTGCTCACCCGTGCTTACGGGATTCCGACGAAGTCGATGAGCACGAAGTTCCCCAACTTCAGCCGGGAACTCAATGTGGTGAAGCACGAGTCCATAGACCTGAAGGGGAAGACACACTTTATGGTGCTGGACCCTGCGGGACGGAAGAACTGGTTTATGTGCTGGATAGCCGTAGACCCGTCGGGGACGTGGTTTGTCTATCGGGAATGGCCGGATGTTAACGTCGGGGAGTGGGCCAAATGGCACGGGGGGAAGTGGATTGGCGGCGAAGGGTCCAAGGGATTGGGATATGGCATCCGGGACTACGTTGACCTCATAGGCCAGATTGAGGCGGAGCACGGGGTGACGATTACGGACCGTCTAATTGACCCCCGTCTAGGCGCGGCCAAGTATCAAACCTCTCACGGGGCTTCGTCGATAATCGAGGACCTGTCGGATGCGGGTCTGACGTTCAACCCAGCCCCAGGTCTGGACATCGAGGATGGCTTACAAGCCCTGCAAAGTAAGATGAGCTACAACCGTAAGCTCCCGGTGGATAGTCTTAACCGGCCCCACTTCTACGTCTCGGACCGGTGTGAGAATCTCATCCAGGCTCTACAGGAGTACACGGGGGACGGGGGACTTGATGAAGCCTGGAAGGACCCCGTGGACGTCCTGCGTTACGCCGCCATTGACGGCATCTCCTACCTAGACCCCAAGGCCCTAAAGATTACTAAGCCCAAAACCTACTACTGATGATTCCCTTCATTGAACTGGCTAAGGAACTCAAGATTAGCAATTTCCAGTTGGCTAAGCTGCGCGACCAGCGTCTCGCGCCCGAAGACCACCTGATGGTGAAGAACCAACGCTACTTCACAGAGGAGGGTGCCAACAAGATTAGGCTCGCGGTGCAGGTGCCTCTGGCTGTGCCCAAGCGCATTCAGGTGAAGGTGGTAGGCCGCGCACCCAATCCCCGCTATGTCTACTGCGTGGAACACGGGAAGGACGGCAGGTTCCTCGCCGTCGTCAAACCCTCGACGTGTGATAGGCTTATCGGCAAGCACATCTATGTTGACCTAATCGAAGACGCCAACGGGGGGATCACCTATCGGCACGATGCACTCGCCAAATGACAAGTCATTGGACCCGGAGTGGCAGGCCGAGCAAACTGATCGCCTTCTTGGCTTTGAGATTCTTACTCGCACCCTAACCGCCCGCTACCAACCTATCTCCCCCCAAGACCTGTCTGAAAAGATAGCGGCCAACAAGAATTACTCTTATTCAGTACTCCAGTCGATCCGGCGCAAAATCAATGAACACCGATAGAATGGAAGCCCTCACCTTCGTGCAGAAGGAACCCGATGTCCTGACGCTGAAGAACGCCTACGACCGGACCGTAAACGATCTGAGCTGGTATCTTGAGTCCACCCGTGACTCCTTCGACTACAGGCGATGCATCTGGCCCGGGAAGAGCAAGGACCTCCGAAAGCACGGAGCGGATGCTTTCCCTTTTGAGGGCGCGTCGGATACGGAAGTCCCCCTCATTAACGAGCGCATCAATACTTACGTTGCGCTCTGTATCTCGTCCCTCTCGCGGGCGAACATCCGGGCCTACCCCGTAGAAGTGGGGGATTTGCAGCGTTCGCGGGTCACGTCCGCCTTCCTGAAGTGGATGGTGAGCACGTACATCAAGGATTTCCGCCGGCAGATGGAGTTGGGGGCCAACTACCTCTTTGAGCGGGGGATGATGGTGAGCTATGTCGGCTGGCAGAAGGAGGATAGGACCTTCCTCCAGCAGCTCGACCTCAACCAAATCGCCCAACTGAGCCCCGATTTGGCCCGAATGATCGTTGAGGGCAACGACGACAAGGCCATCGCCGCCCTTCTTCAGCAGCAGTTCAAGGGAGTTAACCAAAGTCGGGCTACCAAAGCCCTGAAACAGCTCCGCAAAGAGGGGAAAGCCGAGCTTCCCATCGTCCGGCAGACGGTTAATGCCCCGAAAGTGTGTGCTCTGGCCCCGGATGGGGACGTTTTCTTCCCGTCGTACACGACTGACCCCCAGAAGGCCCCCTATTGCTTCTGGCGGGTGCTGATGACGGCCCAGGAGCTGAAGAACAAGGCCGCGACGGAGGGCTGGGACAAGGACTGGGTGGATTTTGTGGTGGAGCACTACGCCACGTCGGTGGATCTAACTGATCCCCGCACCAATACGTCCTCCAATCGGTCGGCCCAAGAGCAGACTAACGAACTCTACGAGATTATTTACTGCTACCAGAGGCTTGTATCCGAGGAGGACAACTCCGAGGGCATCTACTGCACGGTTTTCCACCCCCAGTTTATGGGCCGGTCGGAGGAGCCGAAGTTTGCCAAGTTTGAGCTGCTCAATGGCTATGACGACTACCCCTTTGTCGTCACCCGCCTGAGCGAGGACAACAAACGGCTGTACGAGCTGGCGACCATTCCCGAGCAGTTGGTCGGCCTGCAATGGCAGATTAAGGGCGAGCGGGATAGCCGGATGGATCGGAACAGTATGGCGACGATTCCGCCGCTCCTATACCCGGCTAACGGCCAGCCCCCGATGGACTACGGTCCGGCTGCCCGCATCCCCTACCGCCGGATGGGTGAGATTCAGTTTGGGCCGGTGCCTCCCTTCAATCCCGGCTCTGTCGAGATTGAGCAGACCCTCACGCAGGAGGCCAACCGGATTATGGGGCTCGACCACGAGAACCCGATGAGCCGGATTCGCCAGCAGTACTACGTGGATAAGTTCCTGAGCCACGTCCGCGACGTCCTGCGGATGGCGTTCAAGTGCTATCAGAGGTTCGGCCCGGAAGAGGTGTTCTTCCGTGTCACAGGTGTCACAGACCCGGTTAGGTTCTCGCGGGGCGACCCCAATGAGGACTTTGACATCGTCATCAACTTCGATGTCCTGAACAACGATCCCGAGGCTCTGGAGGCCCAGCTCAACCAGTTCGTCAGCTTGGTCCAGTTCGACCGTAATGGCCGCATTAATATGGACCGGATGCTGGAGGTGTTGGCTGGTGCGGTGAACCCCGCCCTAGCTGATGCCGTCCTCCAGCCGGCTGAGGAAGCCCAGCAGCAAATCGTGAAACAGGTGACGGATGACCTGTCCAAGATTTACGCGGGCATCGAGGTGGGTGCCCGTCCTAACGGGGCTCAGGTGGCGATGCAGGTGATTCAGCAGTACACCCAGCAGCCCGACGTTATGCAGCGTCTACAGCAGGACGAAGCATTTAAGTCGCGTCTGGAGAAGTACTTGCAGCAGTACCAGTTCCAGATGCAGCAGATGCAGAACGCCCAAATTGGACGTATCGGCACGGCTCCCGCCCAGATGGGCGAGATGCAAACTCAGGGCCTCACTGCCTGAGCGAGGCCCACTTAGCCTTGAGTGTCTTGTATTGGGCGGCGTTCAACACGTCGTCCAATGCACAGATGCGCCCGCTCAGTTGCTGGATGGCGTCCGTGTTCCGGTCGTGGAGGTTGCTTATCCAGCCTTCCCGCTGGCTGTAAACCTCTTCCAAGAACGCCAGGAAGTCTTCGCTGTTATGGAGTCTTTCTAAAGCCTTTGGGTCCATCCCCATAGAGATGGCTGTCAGTCCTTTACGGGCAAGGACGAAAACAGCGTGCTAGCATTCGCCCGTCGCATCGCCTGCGTTATGGGCGGAAAACAACAATGCCAGAAGTCACATCGTCCAACTCGGCAGACGCTAAACCAGCCGTGGAAAACAAGCCAATGACGGATAAGGACTTCCTGTCCGCCCGCATTGCCAGCCGCCAGAAGGCCCCGCCTTCAACGACTGAATCGGCTCCCGAGCCAGAAGAGAAGAAGGAGGCCACCTCACAGGAGGGCGAGCCAACTGAAGCTCCGAAAGCTAAGGAGGTTCTTTCTAAGGATATTGACGAGCTTACGGATGAGGAGATTGCCGAGCTTGCCCAGAAGGGTAAGAGCGGCCTGCTCAAACGCATTGCTGAACTCACGGCCAAGCGAAAGCTAGCCGAGGAGAAGGCTGCCGCCCTTGAGGCTGCGGTCCAGCAGGCGAAGCAGCAACTCCCCGAGCCGAAGGTGGAGAACAACCCCTACGCCAATGTCACCACCGTTGATGACCTTCAGGGAAAGCTGAAGGAAGTGAACGAAGTGGTCGAGTGGGCGGAGGAGATTCTCTTCCGTTCCGAAGATATGGCCGCCTCAGACATTGTGGCGACTGTTGACGGGAAGGAATACACCAAGGCTGACATCCGCGAGTCGCTCCGCAAAGCCCGCCGTGCCAAGGACCGTTTCATCCCCGCCCAGTTCCAAGAACTGCAAGCGAAGATGGAGCGTTCCAACCTTGAGACGGCATTCAAGCAGCAGGCTCGTAAAGAGCTGGGCTGGTTGGAGGGCGAGGACAACGACGTTCGTAAGCGTTATGAGGCGATGGTCGCTGACCCCCGTCTCAAGAAGCTGAAGGACTCGGTGCCCGAAATTGCGCCGCAGATTGAGTATCTCATCGCCCACGCTGCCAACTCTATGTATGGCCGCCGGGAGATCCCGATGGAGAAATCCAAGGGACCGACGCTCAATCCTCCGTCAAACCCCTCCACCACGGCGGCAGCCCCCGAAAAGGCTGAGGCCCGGATGGAGAAGTCCCTCAAGGACGTAGAAAGCCGGTTTCGCCAAACAGGAAAAGGTAGTGACTTCATTGCCCTCCGCGCAGCTCAAATCTCTAAACGCAAATAACCCAAGCCTACAATGGCCTTCTCCAACACGTTCGATACGACCTCCCCGGGTTCCGCGGCGCTTAACCGCGAGGACCTTCACGACGCCATCACGCAGCTCGCTCCCAGCGAGACGCCCGTCCTCAGCTCGGCTGAGAAGTTCAAGGCTAACGCCACCTACGTTGAGTGGGGCGTGGACAAGCTGTCCGCTCCCACCACCACCGCTGTCGCGGAAGGTGCGGATGTCTCGAACTTCGATGACAAGTTTGAGAACGTGGCCCGTCTGGGCAACTACGTCCACAAGCTCCGTCGGTCCTACCGCGTGAGCGACCTCCAGCAGGCCGTCTCCTCGGTTGGCCCGCAGGACATCGCCCGTGCGGAGTTGAAGGCGGTCAAGGAGCTGAAGCGTGATGCTGAGGCTGCCCTGATCGGCACCCAGGACCGCGCTGCCGAGAACGGCGCCGGCACCGCGTACACGATGCGCGGCCTCGGCGACTGGCTCGATTCCGCTGGCCCGTCGGATGTCCCGGCTGCCTACCGCACCCCGGCTGACTCCATCCACAGCTCCGGTACGTTCACGGAGACCATCCTCAACCGGATGGTCACGTCGATCTACCGCGTGTCGGGTGTGACCAACAGCCTCACCCTCGTTGCTGACACGGCCCTGCGCCGCGCCATCACCGACTTCGCCCGCGCTGACACGATCACGGGTGCTGTTCGTCAGAACGACAACAGCTACCTGAACAATATGATTAAGTTGGCCGTCGGTGTTTACCAGTCCGACCACGGTCTGGTGACCATCGTCGATATGAACCCTGACTGCTCGCCCGACACCACCAACAAGGACGTCGGCTACCTCGTCAACCCGGAGTACTACGCGGTTGGTGAGCTGATCAGCCTCGGTTCGACCCGCCTCCCGAATCTGGGTGGTGGCGAGCGCGGTTACGTTGACTGGACGGGCACCCTCAAGGTGAGCCATCCGGGCGCGCACGGCGTCATTGTCGGCACCAGCTAACCCTAACCCAAGGAGACTACTACTATGAAACTGTCCGTCAATGAAGCGGCCTTCGGGCTGAATAACTTCGTCAAGTTCGACTACCTCGACCTGAAGACGACTGGGTTCCTGTCTACCATCGGTGCGGCCAATCAGCGTAAGATTGGCAGCCTTCCGGCGGGTTCGATCATCGACCTCGTTGCGGTGATTAACACCGTGGCTGAGGCTGGTGCGTCCGACCTCACCCTGGATGTTGGCACCACCGGTGCTGACCCGGACGAGGGCATCGACAATGAGGACCTGGACGCGCTGACCAAGGTGGTGTTCAACACCGGCGACAGCTTCGCGGTGACCGCTACCGGTCCGACCGTTGGGCCGATTGGCATCCGCAACAACACCACGGGCGCTGTGGACATCCTGATGGAGCTGAACGGCACCGTCTCCAACCTCACCGCTGGTGAGTGGGTGATCGCGTGGCGTCAGCTCGATATCGGGTCGCTGGCGTAAAGGGTTGACCTCCTAACAAAGGGCGCATCCTTCGGGGTGCGCCTTTTTTTATGCGATTTCACGTTGTAGCTATGCCCCAGAGTTTCACGACCCGCGACTTCTCAGTCTGTGGGTTTAGCCAGAAAACCATTAGGTTTTGCTGGATGATGAAGACCTTGGGACATACGGTGTTCCTGTACAGCGGGCCGCACAATCAGGCCGTTTGCGACGAGCACGTAGTGATTAGTACTGAGGAGGACCAGAAGCTCATTACGGGCGGGAACCACTACGTCTATCCCTCTTGGGTTGCCGGCCACCCTGTCTGGGTGAAAACCAACCAGACTGCCGTGGATGAGATCAACAAGCGTAAAGAAAAGGGCGACTTTGTTTGCATATTGGGTGGGAACTGTCAAAAAATGATCGAAATCTTGCTACCTGACCTCAAGGTAGTGGAGTACGGGATCGGCTATGAGGGGTTCTTCTCCAAGTGGAAGGTGTGGGAGAGCCACGTTTGGCGCTCCTACTGCATTGGGCGGTGGGCTAATGCGAAGCCCGTAGACCAGCACGACGCCGTAATTAACGCCTTTTACGACGACTCGGAGTACATCCGTAACATCCCCAAGAAGCCCTATGCCTTGTTCCTAGGCCGGCTAACGGCCCAGAAGGGCATTGAGGATGCCTGTGAGGCCGCAGAGAAGGCCGGGATGCCCCTAAAGGTGGCGGGGTTTGGCAATGCTAAGCTAGTGAGCCGGGGGGCTGAATACTTGGGGGAGGTGAGCCTGGCCGATAAGCTCAAGCTCCTAGGCGAGGCTAGTGTGCTCATCTGTCCCACCCGGTCTTTTGAGCCCTTTGGGAATGTGGCCTGCGAGGCCCAGCTTTCTGGAACCCCCGTAGTATCAACCAATTACGGGGGATTTGTAGAGTCTGTAGAGGACGGGGTGACGGGGTTTCGGTGTAATACGATAGAGGAAATGGCCGCCGCCCTCCATCATTCCCAGTCCCTTAGCCGGATGACCATCGTCAACCGCGCCATTAAGCTATTCTCGATGAGGTCTAAGATGT